CTAACAATAGCCATCTTTTTACTCCTTCATTGAGACGGAGACGTTTATCTCCGTGGTGTAGACGGTGCCTTGCGCTCCCACATCATTTAGCTGCGGGGGGTTTACGACATCCCAGGAGAATCCTGCTGGGATGAGAGGTAGGAGGAGGTCGATGGCGTTCTCGACGTCCAGGGTGGCGGCCTCATTGTTTCGAGGGCTGATGACGATGAGGACACGCCAACGGACACGGTAGCCGAGCGCTGTGCCCCGCTCATGTGTGATCCAGGGCGAGTCGGGCACAATGACGACGGCCGGGGGCCGAGGTACGGCTGGGACCGTGGTGTAGACCTGGAGCCCTTGCCCGGTGAATGCCGTGACAAGGGCTTCTCTGGCTTCCGTGACTAGGGCTGTCATCCGATCATGCCCTTGACGTCCATGTATGGCCCGAGGAGGGACATAACGCGGCGAGTCATCCAAACCGATAGCCGGTAAGGCCCTGGGCTGAAATCCGTTGCCACGGCCTGGCCGCCGGCGGCGGTGCGTGCCTGGAAGATCTCGACCGCTACGGCTAGAGCTGCCTCTTTACAGGCTGGGGGCTCTAGTTCGTATGCGGCGTCCGTGAGTAGGGACGCGACGATATCGTCGGCGGCTGCGGCCACCTGATCGTAGGGCTCCTCGGGCGGGTCATAGTCGAGGTCCAGCGCTGTGGCTAGTTCCTCACCCGTTACGAGTGCCATATCGTCGCGTCCCTTATCTCAGCGGTCAGACGTTCAGAACTCGGACGATGCCAGCGGGCAGGAATGCTGCGGTAACGCCATAGCCATAGATAGCGATGTCGCGTCCCAACTTTCCTACGTTTTCTGCTGTGGCGAGGCGGGGACCGTCTTCGACCCAACGGGCTGCGGCGCCATTCGTCACGATCGCATTGTACGCCGCATTCGTGTCGAGCCAAGTGGCGCGAATGACCGGGAGGCCGGACACATTCACGCGCAAGGTTGACGCGGTGGCGACGCCCGACACGTTCTGGACGGTGTAAGGCTCGGGCTGGAAGGTGCTCCAGCCGCCGATCTTCTGGAAGACTGCGGTAGAGACGAAGACCGCGCTGGCTGGGGCCTGCGTAGCGTCCTCAACCTTAACCGATGACGCAAAGACGGCTTCACGGAATCCGGCGCCCGTGGTGTCGGCCGAGAAGTCGTAGTCCTGAGTAGCTGTACCGTCGTTCCACAAGTCCGAGGTGAACTTGCGGTCGGTCACGGTCGCGTATGACGCGGCCATGATGCGGTTGTGAGCGTCGAGGTACGAGGGGCTCGAGCGCTGCAACAGCTGGTAGGAAATGTCCGAGCCAGCGGCGTAGGTGTCAAGAGTCGCGGTGCCCTTTTCGAGGTTGATAGCGACACTGTTAACTTCGTCCTTCTCGTTGGCTTGTGCTTCGACAATAGATGTCAGCGACCCATCGAAATAAGGCCAGTTGATGTCCATGCCTGCGACTCCGGCAGACATTGGGCCGCCAACGCCGGTAATAACGCGGCGTCCGAGGTCGATGATGCCCTGAACCTGGAGCATCCAGTTCGGGGGCATAACGCCCGGGTTATTGTCCGTAACCTGGTCGAAGAGTGCGCGGGACTCAACATCGCCGGCCAGGACTGCCTTGGAGTAGTCGCCAAAATCGCGGAACTGGGCGAGCGGGTGAACGGGCTCGCTCACGAATGAGCGGGACTCAACCTGTGAGAGCTGCTGACGTACTTCGGCAATTGCCGATCGTGCTTCGGTGTCAACGGTTACCGCCGGGGCGGTTTCCTCGACGGTTTCGACTGACATGCTTTCTCCTTCTCGGATTGCGCTTACGCCTGCGGTGGCGTAGGCGGGCTGGTGCGTAATCGAGACCTCGGCGATCGAGGCCGCGACATGCTGGACGACGGTCTTAGCCCGGTTCCAGACAGATTTGGTGGGGATAAAACCCACAGACATTCCCCGGGAACTTCCCGTCCGAATGAGTACCGCCGCGTCCCTACCCTGGATCGTGTTAGCGATGCTGAAGTCAATGTATAGGCCATCTGGCTTATTCTCAGCTGCGGTAATGACGCCGATCGGCTCGCCATGACGGTAGGCGAGAGGCTTGCCCACAACGTCCTCGGGCTGAAAGGCATCAGCGCCGAAAGATTCGCGGATGTTGCCGATATTGGTTTCGACTCCGTAGGGAACGGCGCGGCCGTAGCCCTGCCCGGCGATGTCGGGGTTCGAGTCGTCTTCGCGCATTTCGACAATGAAATCGGCGGTAAATTCGGTGGTCTGCATTATGGCCTCAGCATTGGGTCGGATTGCATTAGGTCGGGTAGGTCGAGTAGTTCTCGGGATTCTTCGATCGAAATAACGTCGAGCGGGCGTAGCGTTGCGATTAGCGCAGCGATTTCGGCTGGGTTGCCGCGCAAGAAGACGGAAGTATCGAACTCGACGGCGTGACCTCGAGGAGTAATGTCATTCATCGAGAGACGCTGCGAAATCTGGAGCATGACGGGCGTTAGCGATAGGTCTAAAAGCTGCCTATAAAGGTCCACCCTATTGGCGTAGGTCAAGGCGCTTCCTGACTGCGTAGCGTTGACCCATGCCGCGTCGAGGTTAGCCTGCCGGGCGACCGCTAGAGCACTAGCGTTTCTCGCGTCCGTCAACTGCATATCGTTAGGCGAGAATCCGCCGACCGATTCCGTCGAGATCGTCGAGTTCAGGTAAGCCGTCGAGCGGTTTGTGCGGGCAGTTTCCCAGGCTTCCAGCAGATCGTCTACGACGGCGCCCGGCAGGTCGGCGCCCGAGTTCTTCAAGATCACATTGGGCACCGGGTACTCGGCGTAGCGCAAGGCTGCGGCCTCCAGTGCTGCGGCCGTATTTACTGCTGACGCCATCGTATCGAGCCAGCCGCCGGTCGAGTCTCCGTCGAATCGCACAACGTCGCGAGGCGGAACGGGTACGCCATTCCAGTAGATCGTGCCGAATGCCGGGATCGGGTCCATCATGGCTTCGGTCGTAGCGTCCGGCATGAATGACACCTGTGAGTACGGCATCCAATCGAATTCGGTCGGGTAGCCATCCCAAGCCCGAGCGGCTACGCGCCAATACGCGAAACCATACAGGAGGAGGTCTTGGACTGTGCGGCCCATGATCGAGGCGTAAGTAGTCTGGGGGCTGGGCTGCACAAGGACGCCCCGGGCTACGACCTGATCCTTACCGACGTATTCCTTGAGCGGGAATGCCGAAATGGTGTTTGTGTAAACCTTGAGGCACTTCACGAATGCCGGTACCTGCATCGCGGTGCTGAGTGCCAGCGAGAACGTGCCCGACTGCTGGATCATCGACAGTAATTGGGCCGAGGCGTCGCGGACGTACGGGACCGGCTCGGATACTGCCTGCGTTATCGCGGACTGTATCTGTGCCTGGTCCCGCACGACCTTGAGTGAACGGGGAAACGCCACGGGTGTAATTCTCGTGCCATATCACACCATCGTCAAGTATCCAAGGCTATCTGTGCTTTATGCGCGTCGGCGTGTATGAATCCGAGCCATCGGTCGCGGGGTCTTGCTTGCCTGATAGGCGGCAAACATGACGGCCCTAGCTGCATAGACGCCTCCATGCCCCATGCGGGCAGACATGACCCATCCGCCTTGACGCTTCGAGATATTTGACTGGGTGAAATGCTCGAGCAGGGTCTCGGAGTCTTCGTGGATTATTGCCCGCCGGTCGAAGAGGTCGAGGAGGTTTTGGGTCGCAGCTGCGGCCTCACGCTGCCCGACCAATTCGTCGAAACGCTCCTGGAGCCGGTCCACATAGCCGGGAGTTACCTGTATAAAGAGACTGGGGTGATCCTTGCGGATTTCCCCTAGGCGTATGTCGACATCCTTGATTGTGCGGTGTGTGGTCGCTCGGACAACGATCCGGCCATCCTCGAGCGGGGCTGCGATTGCCACGGCGTGGCCCATGCCATCGAAGTCAGACTCGACGGCGACCGACCAGATGGCATCGGGCGGGAGGCCTTCGTCGGAGAGCGTTTCTTTCCACCAGGAATCTTTGAGCCAATGATTAGCCCGGGGAACCCATAGGTTAAGGTATTCGCGCAGCCAGGAGGACTGTTCGATATTTTCCCATTGGCCGCGTAGGAAGGCCTCGCGCTTATCGTTCCACTCGGGGCTCGCGTACTTCCAGGTTTCCGGGTCGTCGGGGTCGGCGGTCGGCGGGGCTGACCATTCGAGCAGCAAGATATTCCCTGGGTCTTCTGCGCCGAGGTGGTCGATTGCTCTCTGCCGGTAGGAGGTCATGAGGTCGCTCGAGGAGTCACCAGCTGTCGAAACTAGGAAGGCCTGCGGGTTTAGGCGCTCGGCCATGGTCGGCGCAATTGCCCCCATGAATACCTGGCTCGGGATGCTCCAGGCTTCATCGAGGAAAGCCATGTTGATCGAGAACCCGACGCCGGCGGAATCGTTAGCCGCGTGGATTAGCCAGCGATCGCCGGACGGTAACTCGATGCCTGCCCGCTCATTTCCCCAGCGTGCCGCCTGTTTGCCGTACTTTTCTACTGCCCAGATTCCCGCCGGACGCATGACCTCCATCGCCGTGGATCTTTTATTTGCAACGTGCAGGATCGTCTGACTCTCCCCGAAAAGGTCGGCGTGGTGTAGCCGCCACATGCAGATGGCCCGAGAGAGCACAGACTTGCCGGACTGCCGAGCCACAGTAAGTACTACCGTCGGCCAGCACAATTCCCCAGTTTCGGGGTAATACTCGAGCGCCCGGTCGAGCGCGTAAGCCTGCCAGCCTCTCAGCTGCAATCCGTACACGCTGGAGAGCCAAACTCGAGCCGCGGGACCATGGGATTCCACAGTGCTCCGTTGCGGGCCTGTCTCCAATCGTGGCAATACGAAACCTTCAGGATGTATCCGAGCCTTGTCGGTCTGCTTCTGGCCCTTCCTGGAGCGTTCTGGGACCTCTGGGGGATAAT